GTAGCTGACCCTGCAAGAGTGATTGTTAAATCACCTGTAGCTCTATAGCTAAAGGGTATTGAATAAGATGTTGTACTGTTATCGCCTGTATAACGTACAAAACTGTTTGCCATGTGTTATTTTCCTCAATATTTGGATTAGTTTTACTAAAAGAGCAGGTTTAGTCTCTATTGAGCTAACGTCTCTAGGGTTTCTCTGTGTTTCTTCATTGAACGATACTTATTTTGAAGTAAGGCTTTTCTTCTTTCTTCAAATTCAGGGAACTCACGCATCATCAGTCTTTTAGCATTTCTGTCTATTCTTTGAATAAAGCCTATAATTACTTGGGCTTGTTCATCTTTGCCATTTATAGTTCCATCAGGATACATATAAATAAAACTTTTCTTATCTAAAATCATCTTTTCAACATACTCAGCTAACGTATATTTTTTACCTGTATAAGTAGAGCTTGTTATAATAGCACCGTTTGAAGTTACTCTTGTTTCATCTTTTATCTCTAACATTCTATCGTATGCTGTTTGATTTTTAGAATTTCTAATATCTTTTAATCTCATTCCCATGCTATCTCCTTTTACTTTTAAGGTAGCTTGAGGGTGATTATACTTAAATTCTCTTTCTCTAATAAATTTAGCTGTCTCTGTGTTCTTAAAATTAGTCATAGCAAACGGAGAAGACCATAGTCCACTTTCACCACCTAATCCAAATAACCAACCGTTTTTTCTATCAATCTTTTCTCCAAACATATTACGTCTAGGCATGACTGAAGTCTTACTATCTAAAGGGTTTAGAGTTTGTAACCTATCATTTAAAGTGTACAATTCTCTTTCCCATTCATCATTAACTCTATCTATATATCGTAAGCCTCCTGATAAAGGGAAAGCCTTATAAACAAATTGTGATAACACTTGTGACCCCATTTTATCCAATCTTCTTGAGTGCATGGCTTCATCAGAACTAAAGAAGTTAGCTAACTCAATAATGTTTTTTGTATAAAATTTAGAAGTTAAGTTTCTTGTCATTGTTGCTACAACACCCATAACTAATTCTGTAGTATCTTGTTGCACAGCAGGGTCTATATCATCTGTATATTTTAAATGTTTATTCATTAACTCCACTAAATCTGCCGCAATAAAGAATGGCATCATAAGTGGGTCTAATCTATTTAAAGAGATATATCTGCCATCATCAGTTTTATATGAGTACGGTTGTTCACCTGTGTTTTGTTCTTTGTCTCTTTGTTTTTTATAACTTCTATCTCCACCGCCTGTAATTTTACCAGACATAGCAAAACCAATAGCAGTTCCCCATAAAGCCCAACCCATTTGTATTCTAGCTTTTGCTTCAGCCGCCGCTTCTGGGTTAAGGTATTCTTTTTTTCTAAAAGGGTTTAGACCTCTAGCTATTTCACTTCTTAATTTTCCGTTTGGTAATCTTTTTTCAGCTAACATGTGTTGCATTTGAAATTGAAATCTGCCTAGAAAAGGTAAATGCTGTGCTGACCATCTTAATAAGTTTGATGGTGTGTTGACAAAGTGAAGACCTAAAACTCTTAATGCTTTATGCTTTGTAGCTATTCTTAAAATTGAACCAGTAAGTTTGTCTTCTAATTTTCCTGTGTCAGGGTTTATTTGACCTACGTTACCTGTGTAAGAACCTTCTTGTGCATCATATAAAGGTGAATTTAATCTAGCATTAACTGTTTTATCAATTTCTACTGCTGAACCATTTTCATTAATAAACTCTGCTTCTATTTCTTTTGCTCTTTGTTTATATTTATCTGCGTAAGTAATGTCCGTAAAATTCTTTTTATTTATTTGTATTTTAGTATCACTCATCACGCTAAATTCAGGGTTTTCTTTTAATATTCTTGAATTAATTAAAGATGTCATTCTTGCTTTAAACATCATAGATTTAAGAAATTCATCTCCTGCTGATAAAACTCTCATAGGGGCAGAGATAACTCTTCCTGTACCTCTAAATCCACCTGTAATAATTTTACCTAATGTACTACCATCAGCACCTACAGTTTTAGAAACAGCATCACCCCAAGCATCAAACAAATCTTGAAGTTGTCCTTGCCTCATTGTGCTGTCGTGTTTCATTTGTCTACTATCAAGAATAGCTCTACCTTCTCTAAAAGATTTAGAGGCTCTTTTTAAAGCATGACCTAAAAATACATATTGATATAAATAAGTTTGAAGTGCCTCTCTCATAATAACTTTTGCTCTATCTGCATCTCTGAAATACATGTTAGCACCTCTTAATAATCTAGTTGCAGGTTTCCACTGTGTTTGTACTAGACCTGACACAATGTTAAGTATGTGTGTATCAGGTGAAGATAGTAGATTATTATTAACCCATTCTGTTGCCAAATCCCATTTGTCCACTTCTCTTGAATTTTGCAATGCTCTAATAATTTGGTCTCTATCTGCAAGTTTTCCTACAGCTTGTATAAATTCCCATTGTTGTTCAGCAGTGCCTTTTGATAAATCCAACATTTTAGGGTCTTCAGGAGTAGCCATTAATTTAGTAACTCTTGTTCCGTCAGCATCAATGTTTCTAGCACTTAAAGCTCTTGCTATGTTAGTACCCATAATACTGTCTACATCTAATAGTTTTTCAGTTATTTTTCTTTCTTCTTGAAATTTAAGTATCAACTCCATCTTTTCTTCAGGTGTGTAGTGATATTTAGTATTTACACTCTCTGAACCGATTGCACCCATTATGTCGTGTCTAGTTTTAATTGCATCTTTTTGTGAACCCATTGTTACATAAAGTTTAACAAATTCATCACTGTATGCGGCGTTGTTAGCTCGTTCTTCCAATTTTTTAGGGTCAGCACCAAGTTCTTTCATCTCGGTTTTCATTTGTTCAAATGTAATTTTACCCTTGTTCAATCTTTCTGTAGTTTCTAAAATATTATATTTAATTAAACCTTCATAAGAAATGTCTTTACCTGTACTAGGGTGTTTAAATTTAGTTGCGTTGTTAGATAATAAAGGTGGTTTATCTACATTAGTAATTTCACCTTCATTTAATCTATTAATATATTCTTTTGTGGATTTGGGTGCAGGTTTGTTTTTTAGGGAGGGAGTGTTGTTGTCAGGCATTAACTTGTCAAATAATTTTGCACCTGACATATTACTTCGACCTTTGTCTTCTATTTCTTGTAAAACTTGTACACTTTTTCTTCTTAATGAATTGTTTGTTAATTTAAAAGCACCTGCCGCAAACGCAGAACCAAAAGCTGTACCAAAACCAAACCCTGCGGCTGTTGATATTGCTCCTCTACCTACGCTGTACTCATCTTGAATACCTGCTTTTATATTTGTAGTTTGTAATAAAGCATCTTGACCACCTGCTATAACAGCATTGATACCACCTTCAGTTAAACCACCTTTAATTATGGCGTTACCCATTGCCGCTTTTTGTGCTTGTTTTGAAGTTTCTTTTAAGGCTTGTTCGTTAAGTTCACCTGCTATTTTATTTTTTAGCGTTACTCTTAATGCTTGTTTATAAGCTGTTTTAGCCGCTTGACCGCCGACACCTACTCCTATTAAGTTTACAGGGTCAGCTATCATAGCTCCACCATTATCAACTAACCATGCACCAAAATTTCTATTTGGGTCATTCCAAAATGAAGGTAAGTTTTCATACGTTTGTGATATGTATGCAAATTCTTTTAATCTTTTATCATCATCTTCACCCATGACATTAGACATATCCATACCCATAGACACAGTGTTGTTTGTTCTCCAAGACCTGTCAGTATAGAAATAATCTAATAAATCTGCATGAGACATTTTATTAAATTTTTTATCGTTTTCTCTATAAGAGTAATAACTTTTTAATGTGTTGTAAAATCCTTCAGTCTGTATTTCTTCTAAAGCACCTTCATCTGTAGTAGCTATTTTAGGTACAGTATAATTTGCATTAAAAATAGGTTCTTCTATAGTTTTCTTGTTTAATGTTTTAAATTCCATTATCTATTTCCACTTCTTATTCTTGGAGTTTCTTTTGGTCTATTAATTATATTTTCTATAGCTTGTTCAATAGTTTCAACAGGAACATTTAATTTTTCAGATATAGAAGCTATCATTTCATCTCCTTGCTCTTGTGGAATAAGTTGAAAAAATTCCAGATTAAATTTATTGTCAGGAATTATTGATGTAAGGGCTTGTTCAACTAAAGGCATTACTTTGCTTTCAGTAAGACTTTGATTAAGAGATTCCATAAAAGATGCTTGACCTTGACTTCTTTGAGAACCTTCTTTTAAAGTTGTTGTACTATCTGTTGGCTCATACTCAGGTATCTCTATGTCAATATTTGGAATTGCCTCTACAATAGCGTTAAATGTTTCATAGAAACCAGAAGCTCGTTTTGTTTCTTCCTTTGCTTCCTCTATTATTTTTTCATCAGCAGTCTTGTCAATTTTATCTTTCTTAGCTTTTTCTTCAGCCTTAATTCTATCAACTTCCTGTTCATCAAAAGTTTTCAAGTTAATTACGCCTTGTGTGTTTTCATATTGAAGTACGACATCTTCTAGCTTTTTTTTCATAAAAGCGGCTCTTTCTGGGTTACTGGGTTTTAATCTTTTTTTTCCTGCGGCTTTAGCGTCTTCATAATAATCTTTTTCAAAATCATATATTTCAACAATAAGGTGTGCATTAACTCTATCTGTTGCAACTTTTATTAAATTTCCTTCAGGGTTTGCGGCTTGTTGTTGAGATAATACATCTGCTAATTTATTGTTTATAGCTTCTGTTCCCATAACGTAAGATGTATTAACTAGATGAAGTCTTTTGTTATCATCTAATATTGAATTATCGTAAGCCTCATACAATTTGGGTTGATTTTCAGGAGCTATGTTATTATCATTTATTAATTTTGCTATTGCTTCTCTATCTTCTATTTGGTCATCACGTATCATAACTATTAAGTTATTAAATACTTCAGGGTCGTTATCGTAGTATGGGTTAGCCTTCATAGTTTTTGCAAAATTTGCTGTCAGTTCCATGCTACCTTCTTTTCTAATCTCTTCTAATAATTCTTGTTTTTCTGCAAAGTTCATTTTTCTTGTAGTTACATTTCCATTTTCATCTGTTTCTTCAACTTTATTTACAAGCATTTTAGTAGTTAAATCTTTTATCCTGTCAGCTCTGGCTCTGCTTTCGTCTTCTCTGTCGTTAGCAATTAAAGTTCTTCTTTTAATTTCTAAATTTTTTACAAGCGTAGCAATTTCTTTTGATTTTCTTGAAGCTAAAGTACCAATAGCCGAACCACTTTTAGAATAACCTAAATTTGTATTTAAAAGAATATCAACTCTATCTAAGTCATCTTCTGTTTTTGCAGTGTCAATTAAATTTGATACACTGTTTTTCATTACCGCTAATGTTTCTTCGTTTGTGTATAATAAAGATGAGCCTGTGCCATCTCTCAATGGTAAAGGTATTTGTAAACTTTTAAGAAAATCAGGTAGTTCTGTTTTTAATTTTGAAGTTTCAATTCCATCTAAAAGAGTGATACCTTCTTCATTTTTAACTTTTAGAGCTTCACCTGCTCTAGCTTCAGCATCTTGTGTAGCGGCATCTGCTCTAAATTTATTAAAATTAGAAGTAAACCCTAATAAAGTTGCACTATCCATTGACTTTGTATCAGGTAAAAATTTATTGATAAACATATCTAAATTAGTGCTTTTATTTGTAATGTCGTATTCACCATTGTTTTGAGCCGCTACAATAGTATTTTTTACTTCTTCGGCTTTAACTCTACCTGCATGATAATTTGTAGTAGCATTAATGTATTTACCAGTTAACTCTGGGTGTTTCCCTGAAATAATCTCTGCTTGTATAGTTTCAAAAGATTTACCTGTTGCATACATCTCGTCTATCTTTGCAATAGCCGTATCTTTTTTTCTATCAATTCTTAATTCCTCTGCTTTACCAATTTTGTAACCTGCGTTAGTTAAAGATTTAGCTAAACCATCTACACTACTGCCTGATGATACGTACCCTGCACTACCTGCACCATAGTATTTGTTAGTGCCTTGTCTTTTATATTCAGCCATTAATTAGTTTCCTTTGGTTGCTCTTTAGTTTGACTTCGTTGATAACCATCATAAGATGAACTAGCTATGTCTAGCATTAGCCCTGCTCTTGATGGTTCTGTAGGTGGTTTTAAACTGTTATAAGTTTTTGTCATGTTAGCGTATGCTTCTGTTTTCTGATTAGAAAATAATTGCATATCTTTATCATAACCACTTGTAATTTCATTCCAGTCTTCATCATATAACGCACCAATAGATTGAACTATTTTTGTATTGTTTGCGTTACCTAAATTTATTTTTTGTGCAATCTCTCCATCTCTTGTTGCTTTAGTTTTAAGTTCAGCTTTTGCTTTCTCCATGTCAGCATTAACTTTCTCTTGGTCAATTTTGTTAAGGTCGTGTAAATATCCTCTATCGGCATTTCGTCTTGTAGTCTCTTGGTCTCTTCTAATAGCTTTGTTGTCAGCCTTTTTTTGTTGATATGACTGAACTGCTCCTGCTACTGCCAGTGCCGATTGAATATCACACATTAATTATTTACCTCTTTTATCATTAATAAAAATGGCATCTTACCGACACCAAAGTCTCCTATTTTTTCTTTAGGTTCAAATCCTAAGAATTGTAACCATTTTAAACTTTTCCAATTTCTTTCATCTACAAAATTATAGACGTACTCATAACCTTCACTCATCTCTGCTACCCATTTAGGACACTCTTTAATAAACTGTTTAATATGTTTAAATAAATGTTCACTAGATAGAAGCCAAACTACACCGTAGTCTTTTTCATTAGTAGGAGTAGACCCAAACATTCCAATTACACCTTCTGACTTAGTACCTATAATAGAATAAATCTTTGCACCTTTTTGTGTAAAAGGAATAACTAAACTTTCTAAGGGTGTTGAACCATTTGAAGCCATAATTTCTTTTCTATCTCCTATTCTCATTTTAGGAGCTAACTCTAAAGCATCTTTTAATTCTGCTTTTCTTACGTAATTTTCTTTCATTAAATTCTTCTTGCTCTGTTGTGATAATAACCTTCAACCTCTGCACCTGAAATATACATAGGTAAGTGTGATGAAGATTTTATATCTAAAGTAAATTCTGAATTTTGTGATTGAACTGGTACTCTTAAAGTTCCTGTTGCAATAGCAGGTTGTCCAATGATACTTGTTGCAGTACCAATGATATAACCATTCATAATACTTGTAGATTTATCTCTGTTTGTAGGAGTAACTTCCACTTGGAAGAACCCACTGTTTTCAAAATTAAAAGATATATTTCTTATTTGGTATCTACCTGAAGTAACAGCTACTAATCCTCTTCCAGTATTCTCTCTGACATATTGAGGTGATAGTGTGTATTTACTTTCATAAGGCACACCAATATATAAATCTGTGTGGTCTCCAACGATTGTATACGTAGAACCTGCTGTGTTTGTAGCTGTGTAATTGTTACCGTTATTTCTATCTACAGCTATTAAACCAGTTTTAGCACCATAAGGTGACGTGAATGTTGTTAAGCCAGTACCACTTGCGTATGTACCTGTCACTGACGTTTTCAAATCAATATAAACACCATGTCCTATAGTGGCATCTTTTAAATTTCTTAAATCTATTTTAACTAATTTTGTAGTAGTCCCTTCAGAAATTACTACATAGATAAAACTTTCTAAAGACATAGCACCTATAATTTTAGCACCTGTAAATGTCCACTTAGACCAAGCATTTTGTACTTTCTCACCACCATCAAAGAAATACTTATAGATGTACATAGTGTCTGCATCTGTAGAAGACGCAGTGCCACTGAAAGGTGCTGTTTGAGTATCACCTGTAGCTGAAGTTAAAAATATTAATGTATCTTCTGTTGTATTAGATACAATTTGATAACAGTTACTTGGTATTAAGTTTCCTACTGAAACAGTAATATCCATACCATCATTTGTTAATGTGTCATCATCAGCAAAGTATTCTCTTATTGCTGTACCTGAAGTTCTTGCTTGTGCAAAATATGCAAACTTACCTGCTGATACTGGAGTAACTTTATCATCATGTTCAAATGAAGATACTTCATTAAGTATAGCTGAAGTCGGTGAAATACTTTCCCCAGAACTATCTAATTTATATTGTGCTGTATCAGAAAATAATAATAAACTTTCATTAAATCCTACAGAGTTTTTAAGTGTGTTAACTTGTGTACCACTAGCCGCTATATCAATAGGGTCAGTGTCTAAAACTTGTGTAGAAGTTGTTGCAAAGTAATTAAAGAAAGAAGCATTTTCTGTTAATACTAAGTTTTCTCCTGATAAAATACCTAATCTATTTTTGTAATAAGTTAAGTTATTAATTTTTCTGCCAATAAATGTAGGGTTAGGGTTACTGTCTGCATCACCACACACTCTGTCAGTCCATGCTAATTCTTGAAATGTAAATGTACCATCATTATTATTAATTAATGCGTGAGGCATTGTAGAGTTTGTAACTCCTAGTGATGTTGCAGGTGCTAGTGTTTCATTCCATACACCTGATTTACCTGAAAATTTTACATAGTAATCTGATAGTTCATCACCTTCTTCACCAGTTATTTTCATAATCACGCCTGTTTTTGCGTAGAAAGGTAATTTACTAAAATCTTGTATCTCATCTCTGATTGCATACATGGCTGTATTACCAGAACCATCTGAAGTAGTTATATCATAAGCCGCATTACCATCAGTAGGTTTTCCATAGATTACACTGTCAAACTCTTCAAATGTAAAATGAGAAGTAAAACCAGAATAATTAGATAATCCTTGTGATGTAGATACCGAAGCTCCTGTGTCAGTTCTTCTAACATTAAAACCAATACCATTTGCAGCACTATCCCAATGTGTACTTGAAGTACCTTTTAAAAGTATGTCTGTAATTTTATTAGTATCTCTAAATTTTGCATCTGTAGCCGCATCATTACCAGTAGGTAATTGAAAGATAACTTCTAGCTCTTGTGCCATTGAAGGGTGTTTCAATGCTACTTTATATTCTCTACCGTAGTTTGTTAATTTACAAACAATTAAAAACTCTTCTACTTTAGCCGCAGACGTAGTGCTGTCTGCTGTAACTGTTGTATTTGTATTAGCAATGAAAGTGTAATCTGCAACATTAACTAATTTAAAATTCTCTCTAGGATTAGTTGAAGTTAAATAACTTGAACCACTTGCAATAGTAACTGTTTTTTCATTACCTGCTAAATCAAATACTTTAATACCACCGTTGAATAAAACCACAATGTACTGATTAGTAGCGTCTCTTTGTATAGACCAAAATTTTGTTTTATTAGAATAAATATTAGAACTATCCAATGTTGCTATATAATCTAAAGGTGGTCTTTTAGCTAAACCATCAACTAAACCATTTTGTAAATTTATTTGGTCTTCTCCCTGATTGATACCTCTTTGAGTGGGTGTCTGTTGGGACATACCATTCAAGAAATTAGGAATTGATTGCGATACTACGCTTCCCATTAGTAAGTCCTACGAGGTGTTCTATTAATTATAGAAAATGTATTGCTGTCACCTTTAAGAATATTAACGTCAGCCTCTTGGCTATCTGCTTGATGAAATGCCATTAGAGCTTCATTCTCATCTTGACCTATTAATTGAGTAATTTCTTTATCACCTATAAATCTTGAAGCAAATCTTCTTGCCGCTTTCATTGTAATATATTGTCTAGCGTATTCAGGACAGTGTTCCAGTTGTTGTACTAGAACCAAATCAACACTTGCAGGTGCTGAAATAAAAACATCTGTG